GGATCAAAGGCAGAGGCAAAAACAAAACAGAACGAAGTCATGAACCGATCTGAAGAACTAAAGAAGCTTTTTAAAAAGAGTAAAAAGCCGGATGCCTCATACCTCAATAATAGATGTAGATTGAAACAAATCTATACAGAAAGGACGGTTAGTTGACTATGAAAGAAACTAACTACAAAGTCGAAGATCTTGGCGATATTATAAATATCAGAGATCAGAGAACACACGCAAAGTTTATGTCTTACGTAGGTAATACCGAGAAAGGTAGTAACGTAGACATAAGGACACCTTTTTATAAAGGTGAAAACAAGAATTATCCACTACGAGACTCAATTCTCAAGAAGTGGATCCCACAGCTTCAGGTATTAAAAGGCAAGCTGCCTGGACTGTATGAGTACGAGATGGCGATGGCTGAGAAAGTCGGCCCAATGTCGTTACAGGCCCCTTTGAATGACAGATGGGACGCCATCCATGAGTACTGGAAGGCTATTCACTCACCTCAAGAGCCAATATCAGAAGAGGCTCTGAAAGCCGTGATAAACGAGTGTAACTCTATCAAGGGCATTCGAATTCGTGATGTGCTCAAAACCATTGAAAATATGGATCTAAGCAAGGCCGCCGGGGCACCGTTTCTAGGTAAGAAGCGAGACGTGGAGGACATGACTATCCCCTACACGATCGAGCGCTGGAAGGGCGAGCATTTGCAGAGGTTACATCGCGGAATCTGGTTGGTCGCAGCATTACTCGGTTGGCGCGGCCAGGAAGGCGGGCCAGAACCGGAAGATGTGAAGCAGAGGGTAATCTGGATGTTTCCATTCGCTCTTTCAATTGAGGAACTGAAATTTTACCAGCCGCTGATCCAGGCGTGCCAGAGGATCAACTTCAATCCTGCCTGGGTTTCTAACGATGCGGTGGACATGAGAATGACACAGCTCATGAAAACAAAGGGACGCAGAGATAAGATCATATGCACGGACTTTACGAAGTTCGACCAGCACTTTAACCCTACAATGGCACAGGGTGTCAAGGATATATACTGGCAGTTAATATCAAAAGGCAACACTCCAACTATTGAGTGGATGACCAATATCTACGACATCAAATTTAATTTGCCACTATTAGCTGGGACAACGCTGATAACTGGAAGGCATGGTATGGCAAGTGGTTCAGGAGGAACAAACTGTGATGAAACCTTCGGACATAGGGCACTGCAATACGAAGCAGCAATCGGCTTAGGTCAACGATTAAATATGAATTCCATGTGTAGCGGCGACGATGGATGCCTAACCTATCCAGGGGTATCCAAGGAGCAAGTTACTGACAGCTACACAAAGCATGGTCTGGAAATGAATCTAGACAAGCAGGACGAGTCAGAACGTGAGGCCACTTACTTAAGAAGATGGTATGATATTGAGTATACCATAGATGGCATCAACCGCGGAGTCTATGCAACTACCAGGGCTATAGGTAGATTGTGTGCACAAGAGCGTGAATACGACCCACAAGTATGGGGTCCGAAGATGGTCACCCTGCGATATCTTAGTATAATTGAGAATTGCAAGTATCACCCATTATTTGAAGAATTCATTGAATTCTGTATCAGCGGGGATAAGTACCGTTTAGGCGTGGATATCCCAGGCTTCTATGACAATTTGGGCCATATTGTCGTAGAGTCCATGGCCATGATACCTGACTTTATGTCATATACGCAGAAATTCCATCTGGAATCGCAGAGCACTAGTGAAGCGATGCACGGGATAGAATCTTGGGCGGTAGTAAAGTACATTAAAACACATTACTCAACGCAGATTAAACACAAGGCGGTAGTCATAAAGTAATAGCCAAGGCCAGATGGTGCTTTAAACCATTACCCATATG